AGACAGCCAACCGCACCTACCTGGAGGATCTCTCTGCGGTTGAGATCCCTACGATCTACACAGCAGTCAATGCGATCCAGCGGACAGCTTGGCAGATCAACCAAGAGGTCCTGATGGTCTCTCGGGAACTCTGGAACAGTAAGGTTCAGGTGGGGAAGGGACCCTCACCTCTGCTCGAAGAGGAACCTCCCAAGCCCCACAACATTGACACCGATATGGACGTGAAGAAGGCCTGGAAGCGTAAGGTGAATGAGGTGAAGACCCGGAACCTCAAGGCCACCTCGAAGATTATTCAGGCAGCGAAGACCCTCTCGATCGCTGAGAAGTTCCGTGATGAGGAAGCCATCTACTTCCCCCATCAGTTGGACTTCCGTGGTCGGATCTATGCAGTGCCCATGTTCCTCAACCCTCAGGGTCCCGACTTCGCCAAAGGACTCCTCCGGTTCTCCGAGGGGAAACCCTTGGGATCTCAGGATGCCGTGGACTGGCTGGCGATCCACGGAGCCAACACCTTTGGGGTAGACAAGGTGAGCTACGAGGACCGGGTGTCCTGGGTGGAGGAGAACCAAGACCACATCGTGAAGACTGCTGAGAATCCTCTCGATTACCTGTGGTGGACGCAGGCGGACAAGCCGTGGCAGTTCCTAGCGTTCTGCTTCGAGTGGTATGGCTACACCCTTCATGGTCTCGATTGGTCCTCTCGGATTCCCGTGGCTCTCGATGGTTCCTGCAACGGACTTCAACACTTCAGCGCCATGCTTAGGGATGAGGTCGGTGGTGCTGCGGTGAATCTGGTTCCTTCAGAACGACCAGCCGACATCTACCAATCTGTCGCTGACAAGGTTCTGGCTGAGATCATCCACGACATGAGCCCTATCGCCATGGCCTGGAAGAAACTCGGGGTCACCCGAAAGGTAACCAAGAGATCCGTGATGACCTTGCCCTATGGGGCTACGGAGTTCGCCTTCAAGGCCTTCAACCAGGAGTTCATCATCGGGTCAGAGAAAGCCGACCTCTTCGGGGAGGACTTCAAGAACTTCAACGCTGCCTCCTTCATGGCTGCTCACATTCACAAGGGCATCAAGAAGACGGTGGTGAAAGCAATGGAGGCCATGGCGTGGCTCCAGGAGGTGAGCCGGTTGGCCTCTGATACCGGGATGCCGATCCATTGGATTACCCCCAGTGGGTTTCCGGTGATCCAGAGGTACCAGAAGTTCAAGAGCAAGAAGATCGACATCACCCTCTCGGGTCGCCGGGTTGAACTCAGGCTCCAAGAGGAGGATGGGAAGGTCGATCGAAAGAAGCAGGCCAACGGGGTGAGTCCGAACTTCGTTCACTCGCTCGATGCTTCGGCGCTCATGGAGACAGTGACGAACTCAGCGGCTCAGGGGGTGAGCGCCTTCGCCATGATCCACGACTCCTACGGGACCCATGCTCGGGATACCTCAGTCTTGGCAGACGCACTCCGGACCTCCTTTGTGAACCTCTACCTCAACCGAGATGTCCTGGAGGACTTCAGATCCAGCGTGTCAGTGAACAACAACATCCCCCTCATCGACCTCCCTCCTGTACCAAAGATGGGGACCCTCCAGATAGAGCGAGTTATTGAATCTAAGTACTTCTTTGCCTAAGGTTTGAGTCATAAAAGTCGGACCCTAACCCGACATATAGATAGAAGAACCCTCAATGGAGGGAACAAACCCGAGCAACTCAGAGGCCAGAAGCCTCAGAAGGAACCAGTCCAGAATGACTGAGAACAAGAAACCGAAGATCCCAGTTCAGTACACCCCGAAGGGTGTCGCGGTCTTCCCCCGGCTCAACGCGCCGGACTACAAGTTCAACCCAGAGGGTAAGTACTCTCTGAAGCTCCGTCTCCCGAAGGCAGAGGCCGAAGCCTTCCTAGCCAAGTACCAGTCCATCGCGGATGAGGGCTTCGCTCAGGTCTTGGAAGAGACCAAAGGGAAGAAGGATAAGAAGGGCAAGCCGATCGAGCCCCAGAACGATGGGCTCCCCTTCACGATCGAGACCGAGAAGGAGTCTGGTCAGGAGACCGGCTTCATCCTGATCCCCTTCGGTATGAAGGCCAAGTTCAAGGACAAGGTCACCAAGGAAGAGAAGACTCTCAAGCCCGTGATCGTCGATAGTAAGGGTAACGCTGCCAACGTTCAAATTGGTGGTGGTTCAATCCTGAAGGTCGCATTCAAACCGAGCTTCTACTACAACGATGCAACCCAGAAGGCCGGTGTGACCTTCTACTTGGTCGGTGTCCAGGTTGTGAAGCTGGTCCAGTTCGGAGGCGAGCTTGCCTTCGGTGCTGAAGAGGGCGGCTACGAAGCTGAAGAGACCAACGCCTTCACTGCGAATGCCGAAGCACAGGAGGCCACTGATGGCGTTTCGACGCCGCGCAAGGGGAACTTCTAAGGCCTCAACCTCCACCTACAAATCTTCGCTCGAACAAGCAGTCGCCTTGAGTTTAGAAGCTCAGGGCGTTCCTGTTTTGTATGAGCCCGAGACCGTAGGCTACGAGGTCCCAGCCAAGAAGCACAAGTACACTCCTGACTTTGTGCTGCCCAATGGAATCCGAATCGAGACCAAGGGCTACTTCACCTCTGAAGATCGAAAGAAGATGTTGGCTGTGAAGGCGAGCAATCCCTTCCTCGACATCCGCTTCGTCTTTGGTCGTGCTTCCAACAAACTCAACAAGCTGTCTCCGACTACCTATGCGAAGTGGTGTGATGACCATGGGTTTCCGTGGGCAGAGAAAGCGGTGCCACGTGCTTGGTTGGAAGAGCCGTCAGCGAACTGATCACATTGTCATCCATTGCTCGAACACTCACCCAGAGCAGAAGGATCATCTCGACCGTCCGATAGACTTCAGGTACCTCGATAGAAAACACCGGGAAGCGGGCGCGTTCTCCTGTGGTTACCATTGGGTCATCGAACGTAACGGAGTAGTGGTCTCGCTCCGTCCTGGGGATGCCCACGGAAACCACTGCCCCGGAGTGAATGCCGTGAGTGTCGCGGTCTGCCTGATCGGGGGCCAAGACAAGGGCGGGAACCCTGAGTCCAACTTCACGAAGGACCAATGGTTGGCCCTCCACCAGTTGTTGGATGCGCTGACTCGCAAGTACCCAGAAGCCGAAGTGGTTGGTCACTGTGATGTTTCATCCCGAGCAACCACCTGCCCATCATTCGATGTGCGGCACTGGGTTGCTGACACCAAGTACAAACAAAAGGAAGCCGATGAGAGAGACCGACAGTCACAACAAATTGATTCTGGATCACCTGAAGTCTCGTGATGAGGCAACCGGGGATACCCAAGGGATCACCTCTCTTGAGGCGATTGGTCTCTACCGCTGCTACCGATTAGGGGCTCGCATCTACGACCTCCGTGAGCAGGGCATCAAGATCACCAGCATCCGCAAAGTGGACAAGACCGGCAAGACCTATGCGAAGTACTACCTCGGAACCAACAAGTTCTGCTATCGGGAAGGGTCCGTGTTCTCGATGCCAAGAGCGAGGAAATGACAACAGTGGTGACAATCTTGTTCTCTACTCTGACGGTCACGGCCATTGCTTTGCTTGTGGGTATCATACTCGCGGTGAAGTCAGTGATACGAAGGTCTCGCCGGTCCCTCAGCAAACGAGGAAGCCGATGAAGGACCTCCTCCCTACTGGGGAGTTCCTTGCGATCGAACGGCGACACCTCTCAGCGGATTCCTGTGAACGCTGGGGTTACCACATCAACACCCTTGGTGGCTCTGACTGTCATGTAGCTGACTACCGGAATGATCAGGGACAGTTGGTGGCCCAGAAGGTTCGGTTCCCCAACAAGGACTTCACGATCCTTGGTGATGCCAAACAGATCGGACTCTACGGCAAGCACCTCTGGCGAGAGAAGGGCAAGCGCATCGTTCTTACGGAAGGTGAGCTTGACGCCATCTCCATCAGTCAGTGCCAGGATCACAAGTGGCCTGTCGTCTCCATCCCGAATGGAGCCTCAGGTGCCAAGAAGGCGATCCAGGCTGACCTTCAGTACCTTGAGTCATTCGAGGAAGTGATCCTGTGCTTCGACAATGACGAACCTGGAATCGTAGCAGCCAAAGAGTGTGCCCTCCTGTTCACTCCTGGTAAGTGCAAGATCGCCACGCTACCTCTGAAGGATGCCAATGACATGTTGGTGGCTGGTCGGGTCAAAGACCTGATCGACGCCTTGTGGGCTGCGAAGGTCTATCGTCCTGATGGAATCGTAGCAGGTGTGGATATGTGGGAGACTGTTGCCCACTCACCGAAGGGGATCAACTACCCGACCCCTTGGCCCGAACTCGCAAAGCGGAGATCACCACCCTCACCGCAGGCTCGGGAATTGGTAAGAGCCAACTGTGCCGTGAGATCGCTACGGAACTCATGGTCAACCAGAAGCAGACCGTGGGTTACATCGCTCTCGAAGAGTCCACCAAACGTACAGCCGAAGGGCTGATGGGAGTATACCTTGATAGCCCAATCCATCTCGGGAAGGAAAGTGTCCCTGAAGATAAACTACGGGAGGCTTTTGACGCCACCGTCGGTAGTGGCCGGTGCTATCTGTACGACCACTTTGGTTCTCTTGAATCAGACAATCTTGTCTCGCGAATCCGTTATCTGGTTCGTGGCTGCGACTGCGGTTGGATCATTCTCGATCACATTTCTATTGCTGTATCTGGCATCGAAGATGGTGACGAGCGAAGGATCATCGACAACCTGATGACCAAGCTCCGCTCCCTGGTCCAAGAGACGGGTGTGGGCATGGTACTGGTGAGCCACCTCACGACCCCCAAGGGGGATGCACATGAGGAGGGTGGCAAGACTTCCTTGAATCAGCTTCGAGGCTCCCGCGCGATTGGTCAGCTATCTGACACCGTGATTGGTGTGGAGCGCAATCAGCAGGACGAAGCCCGTAAGCACATCTCAACTCTCCGTGTCCTGAAGTGCCGTTGGAACGGCCAGACGGGAACCGCAGGTGAGATCGTCTACGACCCTGTAACTGGCCGTCTCAAACCCAACGCCCTCTTCGCACCTATCACGGGTGAAGACGGCAAACCGAAAGGACACTTCTGATGTTCGAGTTTCATAGTCCACACCGAATGGCTTTCCCCGATCATGCCGAAGTGATCCTTGGTCAGATCCGAATGGTTCTTGCGACCTTCGCTCGGGAACGCATCCGTGCTGTGGCTGGTGGTGGAGTCCTCCGTGACCTCTACCTCGATCGTCCCTACAAGGACATCGACCTCTTCGTGAACGCTGCTGATGCCAGCGACGAGAAGGTCTTCGGCATGCTGGCTGAGTTGGGCTTCCATGCCCATCTTGTGGTCAGCAATGAGGCCACGGAATACCTGGAGTTCACTGATGTGGCTTCTGTGATCGAGGCTACCCATCCGGCTGTCTCGGTTCCCATTCAGGTCATCCGGATATCTGCGAACAACCTCAGTGGTGAGCGCATGATCGAACGGTTGGACCTCGGTCCTTGTCAGATCGGCATGGATTACCTGGGGAACTTCTGGCACACCGAACAGTTCTGGAAGGATGTGAGTGAGCGCACCTTCACGATTACTCGTAGTGAGAACCGGGATGTTGTGAGATCGACCAAGCGGTTCGAGCGGTTGGTCCAGAAGTATGTTGGGTGGACCTTGGTGGTTCCGAATGCCGCCTAAGGACAAGCACCCCGAAGTGGGCGATGTGGTCTATCACAAGACCGCCGATGAGAAGATCGAAGGCATCGTAACAGCAACCCGATTGGTTGAAGTGGACTGGGGTCCTGATCGGGTGACGAGTGTTCACCATGAGAATACTCTGACTGACAAGTTCACCCCGAAGTTTGGAGACTAACCGATGAGCTACACGGTTCATGTGTGTGAGTTATGTACTGTGGAACTTTCTCAGAAGGAGGAAGAGCAACGTCGCTCCTACGAGATCCAGCGATGGGGCTATGTTCACACCTATGGGATCTCTGGTCCCCACAACTCTGACAGTCCAATCTTTTGTTGCTCTGAGTGCCTACGAAAGATTCGTGGGATGATCCATAGTTTGAAACCTAGGTTTGGGGCATGAAGCGGTTATTGTTCGACCTCGAATCAAACGGACTCTGGCCTGAAGTAGATCGTATCCACTGCATCGTGACTCTGGACCTGGACACAGGTGAGAGTCAGAGCTTCTACGATGACACCCGGATCAAGCACGAGTCCCGGAAGGGAACCCTGCAAGATGGCGTGAAGGAACTGCGAGCAGCCTCGGAACTCTGGGGACACAATATCCTCAGTTACGACATCCCGGTCCTCAACAAGATCCTCGACGCCAAGTTCAATCCTTTCTTCGACGGCCAGAAGCTCCGAGACACTCTGGTCTGCTCCCAGCATATGTGGCTGGAACTGAAGCTGAAGGACTTCGCCTACCGGAAGATCAACACTGAGTTTCCGGGTCCACTGGTTGGCTCACACTCCCTTGAGGCGTGGGGCTGGAGACTGGGGAATCACAAGGGCACCTTCGGCAAGGATGCTGACTGGTCGAAGTTCACCTTGGAGATGCTGACCTATGCACTCCAGGACCTCTCAACCAACAAGTCCCTGATCGACCTGATCCTCAGCAAGAACTACTCGGAGGCTGCTCTCGAAAACGAGATGAGGTTCCAGTGGGTCATCTGGCTTCAGGAACAGCACGGCTTCCGGTTCGACCGCAAGGCAGCGGTGAGTCTCTATGGTGAACTGAGTGAGAAGCGAACGCTCATCGAGCGGGAGATTCAAGCTGGGTTCCCTGGGTGGTACGAAGACACCAAGACTCCTGAGTACTACACGCTGTCCCACATGGGTGAGGTTGTCGGTAAGTACCCAACCAAAGGTCTTGCTGAGCAGGACCGCAAGGTTCGGAAGCTCAAGACCTCTCTCTGCGAGTTCACGGCTGGACCGCTGAAGCAGAAGCACACCCCGTTCAATCCGGGGAGTCGTGATCACATCGCCAAGTTCCTCATCGAGAAGTACGGGTGGAAGCCCCGGCAATTCGGTGAGGACGGGAAACCCACGGTCGATGAAGAAGTCCTGACTGCATTGAAGTACCCAGAGATCCCGAAGATCACTGAGTACCTGATGATCGAGAAGCGCATCGGTCAACTTGCTGAAGGCGAGAAGGCTTGGTTGAAATTGGAAAAAGATGGACGCATGCACGGTGAGGTGGATGGCAATGGGGCCGTCAGTACTCGCGTCACTCACAAGCGCCCGAACATGAGCCAGACTCCCGCGATCGACAAGCCGTATGGTAAGGAGTGTCGAGCCCTCTTCGTGGCGGATGAAGGTCATGTCCTGGTTGGTGCTGACGCTTCAGGCATCCAGCTTCGAGCTCTCGCTCACTACCAGTACGACTGGGACAGCGGTTCCTATGTGGAGATCCTCTTGAAGGGGGACATCCACACGGCTCACAAAGATGCGGCAGGTGGATTCATCAAGACTCGTGATGATGCGAAGACGTTCATCTACGCATACATCCTGGGAGCCCAAGCCAACAAGGTTGCCTCGATCACCGGGAACACTCGGGCCAATGGTCAGAACCTAATGGATAACTTCGAGAAGAAGTTCCCTGCTCTTGCGGCACTCAAGGCTGCTGTTGAAGAGCGCGTCACCCGTCTCGGATACCTCACTGGTCTCGACGGTCGAATCCTCCCAACACGCTCCAAGCATGCTGCTCTCAGTTCCCTTCTCCAAGGGTTCGAGGCTGCTGTGATGAAGCGAGCTACCTGGATCACTCATGAGACCCTGATCGGTCGTGGCTACATCCATGGGAGAGACTTCGCTCAGGTCGGGTTCTTCCATGACGAGTTGCAGATCACCTGTCGTCCGGATCTCGGTGATGAGATCGGCAAGACTGTGGTGGCTGCCATTGAACAAGCAGGCCGGGAGTTCAACTCCATGTGCCCCCTGACTGGTGCTTATCGTGTCGGCGCAAACTGGCGTGACACGCACTAAGCGATACCGGGAATCACGACTCTTAGGCTGGGCCAAGCAACGGGCGAAGAAGAAACGCCTCCCGTTCAACTTGACGCTGGATGACATCAGCATCCCAGCCGTCTGTCCTGCTCTCGGTATCAGACTCATTCCAGGTTCGAGTGGCTCCCGAAGCCCCACCTTGGATCGGATCATCCCGTCCCTTGGGTACACCAAAGGGAACGTGGTGGTCATCTCAGCGTTAGCGAATGCCATCAAGTCTACCGGGACTCCCTCGGAGATACTGAAGGTGGCAAGGTTTTACCTCAAACTTTTGAAGGACTAATCAATGGATAGGACATCAATGTGTTGTCTCTGCATCCTTATTGGGGGCTTCGCTGCCTTTGGTGGGATGCTGGTTGGGAAGCAGATGTACGACAAGAAGCCCGCGCCTCTCCCACCCGCAATCCCCCTCTACGAGATCGAATCCAAGTGTCGTGATCAGATCCGCAAGGAAGCCGCTGAAGCTGGTGTGGCCTTCTACGAACTGAACCAGAAGACCGGCCAGATCGAGTTCCACTACGTGGACATCAACCGGGTGATCCAACAGGTGGCTCAGCAGATGCAGCAGCGGATGAACCAAGTGAGTCCACTACAGTGAGACAACGGGAGAAGACCGAACTCCGAACCCTCATCCTCTCAGAAGAACAGAAAGCCAAGGACTACCTAGCTGCTGCTTGGTCTGGGAAGATCGTCATGGTCACCGGATGGTGGCTGACGTGGATGCGGGTCGGCTTTGTTCAGACAACTGGTGAATGGTTATATGCCCCTGTGTGGGCGGCGCGGATCATGGAAGTTCCTGACCGCTGGTTTACTGAGAAACAACTGATGAGGATTCTGTGATAGCCAAACCCGGCAAGAAAGAGACCAAGGTCTACTTCATCTTCAAGGAGAATGGTGACCTGTTTGAGGATCGCGCCTACAAGAACTATGGCAACGTGATTGCGCGGGTTGCTTACCTGAAGTCGTGGACTGATGACAAGGATGTCGAGATCCGAACCTTTACCATCACGCAGAAGAAGGGTAAGCTGGAGGATGTCGGGTGACCCGAACTCTCCTGATCGACTCTGATGTTCTGGTCTACAAAGCTGCCTCATCCGCTCAGACGAACCTCGACTGGGGCGAAGTCGCCTCAGTCAACCTAGACGAAGCCCAAGCTATCCGTGCTCTCACCGCACAAGTCATTGAACTCCAGGACATCCTCCATGGTGACAAGATCATCATGGCTCTCGGTGATCCCAACGGGAAGAACTGGCGGAAGGACATCCTCCCCAGTTACAAGGCCAACCGTGATCCTGATGCGAAGCCCAAGCTGATCGGATTCCTCCGGGAGTTCATCAACAAGACATGGAACACCTACTCACGACCAACCCTGGAGGGTGATGATGTTCTCGGAATCCTTTCGACTGCGCCGGATCTTGTCCGTGGGGAGCGCATCATTGTGTCCATCGACAAGGACTTTCAGAGCATACCCGGAAAGCTCTATAACCCAGGTAAGCCGCAACTCGGTATCCGCACGATCAACCGTGACCAAGCGGATTACTACCATGCTTACCAGACTCTCATTGGCGACGCTACGGACGGTTACAAAGGCTGTCCTGGGGTCGGTCCCAAACGGGCAACTGCCGTTCTGGGTCCTATTCCCAAAGACGAATACTGGGCTGCGATTGTCGCTCAGTATGAAGCCAAGGGACTTACCGAAGAGGATGCATTAGTCCAAGCTCGGGTCGCCCGAATCTGTCGGGATGAAGACTACGATCGCATCAACAAGAAAGTGATCCTCTGGACTCCCCCTAAGGTGGCGGGGTCTGAGATCATTCAACACAACGAAGATGGAGAAGCAGCGTGAAGATTACTGATGAAATGATTGAACGTGCTCGCAAGGGTGTCCTGAAGGAACTCGCGGAGTTCACTGAGACCCTTCAAAAGCCTGCCACTGTTGCTGACATCCGTGAGGAAACCTGTTCCTGGGAAAACCCAGATGGTGTCCTGACGGCCTTACAGAGCCTAGCTGCTCTGATGGTTGCTGTATCAATCCAAGAGATGCCTGAGGGTTCCCTGTGAACAATACACTGGTTGTCCTCGCCTTCCTACTGCTGATTGCATGGTTGATCATCCTCTGGCCGTTCCCGAGTGATGGATGATTGACGTAATCGTTCAGCTATTCATCGCCATCCTGGGTGTCACCGGGATCTACCTCAGTCAACAGAAGTCACTCCCGGCCCAACGCTTCGCCTGTCTCTTCGGCCTCGCTGCCCAACCGTTCTGGTTCGTCACGACCTTCAGAGCAGAGCAGTGGGGCATCTTCGCACTCTGCTTCCTCTACACCTACGCATGGTTCCAGGGAGTGAGAACTCACTGGTTGAAGAAAGGGATTCAATGATCCGCTGTCGATTTCATTGTAACGAAGAAGATCCCAGACCTGTCAACTGGCCCATCAAGCATCCGTACTGGGTCACAGGTTATGGGGAAGGTTATGCGATCGTTGTAGCCTATGCGGATAGTGAGAAGGAGATCCTGAAGAATTGGCCTGATGCTAAGAACCTCGACTCCGATCTTCGTGGCGAGTACACCTTCACGGATCGCTTTCCGAAACCGGAGTGGCTCAAGTGAACGGTAAGCTCATCGCTCTCTACTCCTCGGCTCCCCAATCGGGGAAGTCCGAGGTAGCCAAGGCTCTCGACTCCAAGGTCCTCAAGTTCGCTGAACCCCTCAAGGACATGCTTCGGTCCCTGTTCCGCTCCGTAGGCTACGGGGAGACACAGATCGAAGCGTTCCTTGAGGGAGACCAGAAGGACACCCCGGTTCCTGAGTTCGGCTCGAAGACCCCTCGGTACCTCATGCAGACCCTAGGAACCGAGTGGGGTCGCCAGCTAGTCTCCGACTCCATCTGGACTGACATCCTGGCCTACCGGGCAACCTTCGCTCTGGCTCACGGGAAGCATGTGGTCGTGGATGACATGCGGTTCCCCAACGAGTTCGCCTGTCTCAAGTCCCTGGGGGCTAAGACGGTGAAGGTCACGAGGCCTGGGGTGGTCGCCAAGACCAACCATAGGTCTGAAGGGCTCCTGGATGGATACCAGTTTGATGAGGAGATCATCAACGATTCTGACCTAAGTCATTTACGGGACATGACTTTAGTCCTAATTGGTCAACCCTAACCCGACATATAGACCCCCTCCATGACCACAGCCTCCGTACCCCCCTGTCCTACCATCGAAAAGGCCCTCCTGGACTACCTCAAAGCGGTATTCCCAGCGACGGTCCCAGAGCATGAAGCCTCCCAATGGAACCTCGGTGCCCTCTCGGGTAACCGGCAGGTGATCATGAACCTTGAGGCTCGCTTCGCTCAGCAGCAGAAAGCCACCTCTCCGCATGTGTTCAAGCAAACCTAAGATCCCCAAGAACACCACCCCAGTTGCACCTCCTGCCCCAGAGCCGGGTCCCGGTACTCTGACCATCGGCAATGAACGAGAGCAACTGGCCCGGTCCCGTGGGTTGACCATCCCCTCCAAACCCGACCTCAGCGGTCTGGGTAACCAGGAGATGGGTGCCCCCGTGACCCGGTTGGTAATTGACCCAGGTTCACGGACTGTTGTGGATGCTGGGGCACGAGAAGTCCAGGAGGCTGCCGCTGCTACGGCTGCTGCCAATACTGCTCAACGAGAGCGCCGCGCTGCAATGGTCCGTGGCCGTCGCCGCTAACAGAACAAGAGAAATAGAATCACATGAAGACTCCTAAGGTTCCTTCCCAGGAACTTCGGGGAGCAGCGTCTCGGTATGAACAACTGAGATCAGAGCGAGATCAATTCCTGACCCGTGCTCGTGAGGCAGCCAAGCTGACCATCCCGAGTCTAGTGCCTCCTGAAGGCCACAGCGGGTCAGATGATCTCTACAAGCCATTCCAGTCTCTCGGTTCTCGTGGGGTCAACAACCTTGCGTCCAAGATGGTCATGGCGCTGTTCCCCCCCAACACTCCCCCGTTCCGTTGGAAGGTTGATGACCTTGAAATGGAACGTCAGCTTGCTGCTGACAAAGAGTTCAAGTCCAAGATGGATGAGGCTCTGGCCAAAGGTGAGCGCATCGTTCAGAGCGCCATCGAGACCAACCACATCCGCACTGATGCCTTCGAGACTCTCAAGTATGAGATCGTCGCTGGTAATGCTCTCGTCCATAAGCCCCGCAAGGGCCGGATGCGAGTCTACAGTCTCTCTCAGTACGTAGTCGATCGTGACTTCTCAGGTGAACTCCTAGAGGTCATCCTCAAGGAAACCATCTCCCCTTCGGCTCTCCCAGCGAAGTACCAGAAGGTCATTGAGCAGTCCAACAAGACTGACAGCGGCTCTCCTGATAAGAACGTCGAGCTATTCACCTGGGTCCGTAGGCTCCCCAATGGCTCCTGGAATATCCATCAGGAAGTCAAAGGGATCATCCTTCAGGACTCGATCTCTTCGTACCCGAAGGACAAGTGTCCCTGGCTGCCTCTCCGTTGGACAAAGATCCAGGGTGAGAACTACGGTCGTGGGTTCATTGAGGAACTCCAAGGTGATCTTCAGTCCCTTGAAGGTCTCCAACGAGCAATCGTGGAGGGCTCTGCGGCTGGTGCCAAAGTGCTCTTCCTGGTCAACCCCAATGGTGTGACCAACGTCAATGACCTCGCCACGAAGCCCAACGGTGGTTTCGCAGAGGGCAATGAAGCCGATGTGACCACACTCCAACTGGACAAGTTCAACGACTTCCAGGTGGCCCTCAAGACAATCGAGATGATCTCAGCCCGCTTGGAGAAGGCCTTCCTGGTCAACTCCTCGATCCAACGCAATGGTGAACGGGTTACTGCTGAAGAGATCCGGTTCCTTGCAGGTGAACTGGAGACCACCCTCGGTGGTGTCTACGCTGTCCAAGGCCAGGAGTTCCAACTTCCTCTCATCAACATTCTCATCGACGGTCTCCAGGCTGAGAAGAAGCTCCCGAAGTTCCCTTCGGAGAACCTCCGCCCAACCATCGTCACTGGTCTGGAAGCTCTGGGTCGCAACAACGACCTTACGAAGCTCGACCAGTTCCTCGCTGAAACCGCCCAACTCATTACACCTCTCGTTGAGAAGTACATGAGTGTGGGGGAAATCTTCCGTCGTCGTGGTACTGCTCTTGGTCTCGACACCAAGGGTCTCGTCAAGACTGATGAACAACTTGCTGAAGCTGCCAAGGCTGAGCAAGCACAGGCTGCCATGCAATCTCTGGGTCCCCAGATGATCAGCGGTGGGGCCAAGATCCTCGATACACAAACCAAGGCCAGCCTCGCACCTCAGGTGCCTGCGGCTGCCTGATTGCCTAACGGCTAATTGAAAGAACCAATGACCAAAGCTAGTGCCCCCAATCAAGGGGATAACGCTTCCGCCTCGTCTACGATTCGTCCCATCTCTCCCACCATTGCCATTGACTCGGTCATTGTGGACCGACCGGATGAGAAGGTGGACATGAAGTCCCTGACCGTGACCCGTGCTGACTCAGTGCAGGTCCGTGTCCCCGAAGCTCAAGGCCCTGTCCGTGCAAAGACGGATGTGATGCTGAGCCAACTGACCCCGAACGCCCAGACCATCACGCGGGTTGACCGCTAATGGCTGACGAGAAAGCCGTCATCCCCACCCAGACAGGTGTGGTGATTCAGGGTAAGGAAAGCGGAGTGATGCCTCCGGAACAACCGAAGGTTGACCCACAGCGTCCCGCGTGGCTCCCGGAGAAGTTCAAGTCTCCTGAGGATCTCGCCAAGAGCTACACGGAGCTTGAGAA